GAAGAGCGTAGAGCTAAAGAACAGGCTCTAAGAGAGTCTCAGGAAGCTACAAAGGTATTAAAGAATTTAATGTCAGAGAATGAAAGATTACAAAGTGTAGTTACCCAAGGTGGAGATGTTTTAAACCAACAAGCACTTAATAATGCTCAATGGGCAAAATATAACGCACAACAAAAATTTAAAAAAGCATATGAAGAAGGCGATGCTGATATAATGGCTGCATCACAAGCTGAATTAGCACAAGCAACTTTAGCTGAACAACAAGCTGGCACTTATGCACAACAGATGCAACAACAAATAGCATCACAATATGTAGAGCCAGCACAAGAACAACCTCAGATTCAAAAACAATCTGACCCAGATATGGATAATTGGTCAAACAAAAATCCTTGGTTTATGAGTACAGTACCAGAACACCAAGAAATGACCTCTTATGCTTTAACTATTGATAAGAGACTTCGTAATAAAGGTATATTACCTGAAAAAGATTCTCAACAATATTATGCAGAAGTAGATAAGTATATGCATAATGAATATCCAAATTTTTTCGGTGTCCAAAATGTAGCTTCTAGTGAAACAGAAGTAGTTGCGGAAACCCCAAAACGACAGGTAATGAATCCTGTTGCACCCGCCACGAGGAATAGCGGTAAACCACCTCGCAAAATCCATCTGACTCAGAGTCAAGTCGCCCTCGCAAAGCGTCTTAATATAACTCCAGAGCAGTATGCAAACCAACTATTAAAGGAGTCTTAATATGTCTGATAAAGATAATAAAGAACTTAATACTGCTAGCGAAGAGCAAGCACAAGAGCGTACCCCTAGGGAAATAGAAAGCCGAGAGGCTAGCCAGCGTATACAAAGCTGGGAAAACCCATCAAACTTACCTAATCCGACACCTCAAAAAGGATGGATATTTAGGTATATTAGAACAAGCCTTTTAGGTCAATCTGATAATCCTAATGTGTCTAGAAAATTTAGAGAAGGATGGCAACCCTGTAGATTAGAGGACCATCCAGAACTACAAATTCATATGATGGACCATAATTCAGAGTGGTCAGTTAAAGGTAATGTTGAAATTGGTGGGCAACTGTTATGTAAGATGCCAGAAGAAAAAGCGAAAGCTAGAGACGAATACTTTAATAATTTAGCAGAGTCTCAACTGGAATCGGTAGATAACACATATTTTAAAGACCAAGATTCTAGAATGGCTACCAAACAAGTTTTTGAAAGAAAATCACGAACAACATTTGGTAAAGATTCATAGTTTCTTATTTTATAATTATTTAATAAGGAGACAATTATGTCATCAAGTGCAACTCCTCACGGAGCAAGACCTGTTGGAACAGTTGTTGGAAGCCCTTATCAAGGAAAAGTTACTCATTACAAAATCAAAAATGCGTATGCTACAAGCATATTCTATGGCGACATTGTAAAATGGGGTGACGACAACCCAAATACTACTGTCCAAAAAGACACTGGTACTACGGCTTTAACACCTATTGGTGTTTTCCTTGGTTGTGCTTACACTGACCCTTCTACAGGGCAATTCACACCAAATCAATATTTCCCAGCATCAACTGCTGCGGATGATATTGTTGCGTATGTTGCTACTGACCCTTTCGTATTAATGCAAATGCAATCAGACGAAACTCTTACTCAAGACGACCTTGGTAAGAACTGTGCTATTGTTCAAACTGCAGGAAGTACAGCAATAGGTACAAGTAAAAACGCAGTCGATGGGAGTACAGCAGCTACTACCAACACACTACCATTAAAAGTCGTTGACTTTATTGATGGACCAGATAGTGAAGTTGGAGATAGTTATACTGATGTACTAGTAATGTTTAATGTTGGACACCAGTTGTTAAATACAACAGGTATAGGTTAAGGAGTAAATTATGGCAGCTATTTCAAGAGCTAACGAGTTAAAACAACTCTTACCTGGTCTTAACGCATTATTCGGCGAAGAATATAATCGTTATGAAAACGAGCACGAAGAAATCTATGTAACTGAAAATTCTGAAAGAAGTTTTGAAGAAGAATTGAAGTTATCTGGTTTTGGAGCAGCTCCAGTCAAAGATGAAGGTTCAGCTATCAATTATGATACTGCACAAGAATCTTTTGTCGCTAGATATACGCATGAAACTATTGGTTTAGGATTCAGCATTACAGAAGAAGCAATGGAGGATAACCTCTATGTGTCTGTATCTGCTAGATATACTAAAGCATTGGCTCGTGCAATGTCATATACAAAGCAAGTTAAAGCAGCTTATCCATTAAACAATGGATTCTCAACTGCCTTTTCTTCAGGTGATGGGGTTGCTTTATTTAGCACCGCTCACCCACTTGTAAGTGGTGGCACAAATAGTAATAGACCATCAACAGGAGCTGACTTAAATGAAACATCTTTAGAAGATGCTATCATTCAAATCGGTAAATGGACTGATGAAAGAGGTCTAAAAATTGCAGCAAAAGCTAGGAAGCTTATTATTCCTTCTGACTTGCAGTTTGTAGCAACTAGATTGTTACAAAGTGACTACAGAGTAGGAACTGCTGACAATGACATAAATGCAGTGAAAACTAATGGAGTGATTCCAGAAGGTTATTCAGTTAATCATTATTTAACTGATACTAATGCTTTCTTTATCACTACTGATGTTCCAGATGGAATGAAGCATTTTGTTAGAGCTCCTATGACTACTACTATGGATGGAGACTTCGATACTGGTAATGTTAGATATAAAGCGAGAGAAAGATATTCTTTCGGTGTATCTGACCCACTAGGTATCTTTGGTTCACCAGGTAGTTCGTAAGAACTTTAAGGGGAGCATACGCTCCCCTTTTTTTTATGGTATATTATAAATCTAGGTATTTTATTAATTTGTCTATCAACTGACCTAGCAGACACTTGCCGAGATGATAGATTATTTCTTTTAGGAGAAAATTATGGCTAACACAACTTTTAATGGACCAGTCAGGTCTGAAAATGGATTTGAAACTATTTCAAAAAATGCTTCAACTGGTGCAATAACAATCACTAGTGGCAATAAAATGTCTGTAGAAGCTGTTGGTAGTGCTGGTATAGAAGGCACAGCAGCAGTTTATGTAACTCAAGTAGAGCGTTTTAAAAGCGATACAGATACAAATGTAAACATTGTTAAAACAACACTTATGATTGATTTAACAGGTTTAAGAGATGGTGGCACAGCAGGTGACATCATTGGTAAAGATGGCGATGGAGTTGCTTACATAGGTCAAGTAACAACAGCTAACCAAGGAACAGTTTTCGGAGTCACAATGACTTGTGTTGAAACTCCTGCAGGCGGTGGTACAGATATAGATTTATATTCTGCTACTGAAGGCACAGGTGTTAATGACACAGCTATTGGTGATTTAACAGAAACACAAATTATAAATGCAGGTGCAGCTTCAGCAGGTACTATGGTAGCTGGTGGAGATATTGTAGCAGACCAATACTTATATCTTGTAGGTCAAGGTACAGGTCATGCAGCTTATACAGCAGGTCGTTTCATTATTGAAATAACTGGCTACGATATAGCATCATAAGGAGTAAACTATGGCAGACGCAGTAACATCACAAACTATTATAGATGGTGAAAGAAATTGTGTTATGAAGTTTACTAATGTCAGCGATGGCACAGGAGAATCCGCAGTAGCCAAGGTAGATGTATCTGCTTTGGCTTCTAATGCAGCAGGCGTAGCTTGTTCAGAAGTTAGAGTATTGCGTATTAGTCATGCTATCGTAGGTATGTCTGTTCAATTATTTTTAGATGCTACTTCTAATGTTTTATTAGTAGAGCTTGCTGAAAGTAGTAATGGACATATGGATTTTAAAGATTTTGGTGGACTTCCAAATAATGCAGGTAGTGGTAAAACAGGAGATGTTTTATTTACTACTAAAGGACACTCTTCAGGAGATACTTACTCTATTACTTTAGAGATGACAAAAGTATATTCTGACTAATAGGAATTAATTATGGCTAATAAAAATTATGTAATATCAGAAACTGGTGAATTTCCAGCACAATATAAAGTTTTACATCTAGATGCAGATGGTATCTACAGACCTGTATTTGGTCCAGACCCAGACTTAGAAGATGCAGAACGTAAGTGTGCTGAGATGAATGGTGAAAGAGCAAGAAATGACAAAGGTCAACTTGTTGCTGATGACCTATCTACTCCAGATATTAATGAAGCTTATGTTGGTGGTAAGAAACCAGCTAAGAAAAAAACAACTAAAAAAACTACAGCTAAGAAAAAAACTGTAGCTAAAAAATAAAGGTACTTATTATGAAAAAATCTAAATATATGTCTAATGGCGGTAAAACTGGCATGGTTGAAGTTGGTAAAATGTCTAAAGTCGAACAAAACAAAGATTATGTAAAAAGAATGTTTGGTGGCGGTATGACTAGCAATGAACCAGCTATGAAAAAGAAAAGGTCTAAAGGTATGGCTAGAGGCGGAAAGTCCTAGTTAAATACTTATGCCAATAAGAAAACAGGCTTCAATGCCTGCTAGAAATAAGAAGAACTTTCGTTCTACTAAATCTGGTGCTGGTATGACTAAAGCTGGGGTTAAAGCTTATAGAAGATTAAACCCTGGCTCTAAGTTAAAAACAGCAGTTACAGGTAAAGTTAAGAAAGGCAGTAAAGCTGCTAAACGCAGAAAATCTTATTGTGCAAGGTCAGCAGGACAATTAAAAAATAGTTCAGCTAAAACCAGAAACGACCCTAATTCAAGAATTAGACAGGCTCGTAGAAGGTGGAAGTGTTAATTAGGAATAAATTATGGCAACAAGTGGAACAACAGCATTTACATTAGACTTAGCCGATATCATGGAAGAAGCCTATGATTTATGCGGTAGTGAGTTACGTTCTGGTTATGACTATAAAGGAGCTAAAAGAGCTCTTAACTTAATATTTTTAGAATGGCAGAACAAAGGATTAAATCTTTGGACAATAGAACAAGCTTCTGCAACTTTAGTTGCTGGCACAAATAGCTATACTATTGAGTCAAGTGCATTAGAAGTAGTAGATGCTTTTATAAGAACTGATGCAGGTAATACTTCAAATCAATTCGACCAAAGATTAAATAGAATATCTAGAACTCAATATAATCATCAAGCTAGCAAACTGCTACAATCTAAACCAACACAGTTCTATGTAGATAAGGGCACTAGCTCTAATAAAATTGTTTTATGGGCAACTCCTGATTCTGCTGAAACTTATACTTTGGTATATGATTATATTAAAAGACTAGATGATGCAGGTGCAGTAGCAAGTAATAATGCTGATGTACCTAGTAGATATCTACCATGCCTAACATATGCATTAGCTTATAACTTAGCTTGTAAAATGCCAGAAGCACAAAATAGAGTTCCAATGATTAAACAAAGGTACGATGAACTTTGGAATGATGTAAGCGATGCTGATAGAGAAAGAGCATCAGTTAAGTTCGTACCTGATATGCAAGCTTATAGATAATGTATGCTGCAGGAAAAAAAGCTTTAGGTGATTGTGATAGATGTGGTTTCACTTACAAGCTAAACGATTTACAATATGAAATACAAGATAGTATTCGTAATGGGTTAAGAGTATGTAATAGTTGTTTTGATGTTGACCATCCTCAATATAAATTAGGTGAGGTAGATACAGCAGACAATGAATCATTATTTAATCCAAGACCAGATAGAGGAAGAAAAGAATCAACTTCTTACTATGGATTTAATCCAGTTGCAGGTACAGGAATATTATCTAGTGCTGAAGTAGGAACAGTAACAGTGAGTACAGAATAATGGCTTGGACATATACAACATTAAAAACAGCAATACAGGATTATACAAATAATACTGAAACTACATTTAATAATAATTTAGATGACTTTATAGTTACTACTGAAGATAGAATACAAAAACTTGTATCATTACCATTTTTTAGAAAAAATGTATCTGGTAGTTTAACTAATGGCAACGAATATTTATCTTGCCCAACAGATTTTTTAGCAGCACATTCACTATCTGTAGATAATAGTGGTTATGAATTTTTATTATATAAAGATGTAGCTTTTATAAGAGAAGCATATCCTGATAGCACATCAACAGGTATTCCTAAATATTATGCTAGATTTGATGAAGATAGTTTTATTGTAGCTCCTACACCTAATAGTAATCTTACAGTAGAGTTACACTATGAATATACTCCAACATCAATTACAACATCTGCAGATGGAACTAGTTGGTTAGGAACAAATGCATCAGATTGTTTATTATATGGCTCTTTAATAGAAGCCTACACCTTTATGAAAGGTGAACCAGATGTACTAACAAATTATCAAAATAGATTTAATGAAGCAGTTTCTAGACTTAAAAATTTAGGCGAAGGCAAAAATACTAAGGACAACTATAGAAGTGGTCCTGTAAGACAACAGGTAAGTTAATGTTTAGTGTAGATGTAAAACCAACAGTTGGAACTGTAAGTGTAGAAACAACCAATAATACAGGTTTAAGTCCAGAATATTGGACAGAAAGAGTAATAAATAAAATTGTAAGTATTAGTGATAATGCAGACCCTATGGTGAAAGCCCAGGCAGAAGCTTTTAAAGATACAATACAACAAGTAATTTTATTATATATGAAGCAAGCTATTGCAAGTGATAGAGCAACAGTAGCAGGTTTATTAGAAAAACAAGGTCATAAACAAATGGCTGATATCATAAGGAGAATATAATGGCAATATCACAAGCAATGTGTACATCATTTAAAAAAGAATTAATGACTGCTACACATAATTTTACAGCAGCAAGCAATGTATTTAAATTAGCTTTATATACAAGTAGTGCATCATTAGGTGCAACAACTACTGCATATACTTCAAGTAATGAAGCAAGTGGAACAGGTTATACAGCTAAAGGTGCATTTTTAACAAGTGTTACTCCTACTACATCTGGAACAACTGCATTAACAGACTTTAATGATTTAACTTTTAGTACAGCTACAATTACAGCTAGAGGTGCTTTAATTTATAATGAAGCTGCAACTAGTGACCCTTCAGTATGTGTCTTAGATTTTGGTGGAGATAAAACATCAACTAATGGCGACTTTACTATTCAATTTCCAGCAGCAGACGCTTCAAACGCAATTATTAGAATAGCCTAAAATGGCTAACGTAACAGGCTGGGGTAGAGGTACCTGGGGTCAACTAACCTTTGGAGAACCAATACCTGTAGTCGTTACAGGAGTTTCTGGCACAGCAACTCTCGGTAGTGAAACTGTTGTAGCTACAGCATTAGTAGTAGTAACAGGTTTAAGTGCAACATCAGCTCTAGGAAATGAAACTATAGTTGCTGAAGCAAATGTAACAGCAGCAACAAATGTAGGTACATCAGCTTTAGGAAATGAAACTGTTGTAGCAGAAGCAAATACTTCTGTAACAGGAAATGCAGGTACTTCAGCACTAGGTAATGCAATTACAGCAGGTGCAGCAGTAACAGGTGTTTCTGCAGTAGCAACAACATTAGAAGTTGGAGATGAGATTGTAAAAGCTTCTGCTGTTGTAGTTCCTACTGGAATAGCTATTACAAGCACATTAGGAAGTGTTACAACAACATCTGATAATGTACTTACAGTTACAGGCAATGTAGGAACTACTACATTAGGAAGTGTTACTGCAATAAGTAAAGCTTTAGTAGAAGTAGAAGGATTAAATGCAACAGGTAATATACAAGGGGTTAATATTTGGGGACTTGTAGATACATCTCAAACACCAAATTATCAAACAATAACAACAACACAAACATCTAATTATCAAGAAGTATCAACAACACAAAATCCAGACTGGAGTGAAGTTGCTTGATACAATATAATTAATACGAGGAATAAAAATGGCAAGTTCATATGTAAATGATTTAAGATTAAACGAGATGGCTACTGGTGATGCTAGTGGAACATGGGGTGATACTACAAACACCAATCTTGAGTTAATAGCAGAAGCTTTTAGTTATGGCACAGAAGCCATTACAACTAATGCTGATACGCATACTACTACTATAGCTGATGGAGCTACAGACCCAGGTAGGTCTATGTTCTTAAAATATACAGGTACTTTAGATTCTACTTGTACTATTACTATAGGACCAAACACAGTTTCTAAGTTGTGGATTATAGAAAATGGAACATCTGGTTCTCAATCTATTATTATTAAACAAGGGTCTGGA